TTTGCTGATGCTTACGTGTTTGTTTGTCATGTTGATCTCCTGGTTAGATAGATTGCTGTGCTGCTACTACTTCAATGGTATGGGGTTTGTTCTTGCCGGTTTGGCCTGCTGCCTTACGGGCCAACTGTTCGGTTGCTGCAAACCCTGTGAATACCTGGTAGATATTGACTGAGCGATAAGCATAAGCCAGTGGCTTACTGGTGTTGCGGCTAATCGTTGTGCCATCTGCGAATGTTGCTGTTACTTTCATGGTGCTCTCCTGGTGTTGATACCTCAATTATAATGACCTTGTGCCTGGATGTCAACACTTATTTGTGGGAAATTGTGGGATACCTGGTGTGTTGTAATATGCACACATCTCGGTCCACCCCCACCTGGGCCCCTCACGTGCGCATAGCCATGTAACCCGCATAGGCAATGGAAGACTAGAGATCGTGCCCCCTCCTAGGCTACCCCCTCACCTTGGGCCAACTCGGCTCCTAGGCCCCTTCTCGTCAGCCTAATCCGTCAATAGGTATTTACCCTAATAGGTAGGGCCCGGCTATGCACCACATTGGTGCACTGCCTAACTGGCACGGATCTTGCATGCGCCTTAATGCGAATGAGAATCATTATCATCTGCGCTACTCTTGGGCTATGCACCACATTGGTGCATGGGCTACCTGGGCTCGGACAATGGGTGCATGGGCGCGAAGACTGGCATAGATCTTGCTAGGCAAGAAGCGTGCCAGGTCTAGGTGAGTGAGCGCTTACTAACGTAATGCACCAAATTGGTGCATGGGGGTGTTGTTTTAAAACCACACACCCCTTTTGGGTCCTGTCCGGCGGGTCGGCGGCGGGGGCCCCACAACCCCTAAGTTTGTATAATTTCTAAATTTTTTTTGTAAAATTCCTAAACATATTAGGGTTTACCCTAAGTACGTCCTTGGGTTGCTAGGGAAGGCCTATTTTTTAAATAGGAATCATTATCATTACGGCCTATACAAATCAATAACTTGCAAGGTCGGTCCTAGGGTTGCTAGGGTTGCAAGCCCTTTTTATTATTTTTTAAAATTTTTTAAAAAAAAGCGTAAGCGTGGGGTATAGAACTGGAATATACCCTAGCAACCCTAGCAACCCTAGGAGCAAACAGTTATATTTTAAACCCTGGGACGCTAACCCTTTGTTTTTTGTATTATTATGAGTATGAGTAAATACGTGTATCAGATACAAGGTGCGCTGGAAGACAATCAAAAACTGATTGGCTTTCGTGTGATTGTGTGTGACGCAAACAACATGGAGCTAGTCGACGTGCCTGTCGAGATCATAGACCCTAGTACGGTAAAGTATTTACAGTTTAGGCTTAGCATTACCGCTGAGGCAGTCAATATTCAAAAGCTGCCCATCGGAATACAGAACAGGATACGTGCGCCGTTAGGGCGCTGGCTGGATTACTGGGTCAGTAAAAACTTTTATGGCGATATTAGCAACGGAAAAAGTATTAACCCTTGACTATTGGAAACCTGCGTACAAGTTGCGGGTTGGTGATTATGTGTTTGACCGCAGCGGCAAGCTGGTTAAAATCAAACTCATACAAGAATACAGGGCAGAGGACTGCTTTGAGGTACAGTTTGACGACGCACTAAGCGTTGGGGGTGACTCTAACCTAGGATTCTTGGTAGAAACCCGTAAGTATCGCCAACGTTTGTGTAACTACAAGGGCATCAACCGGTTTCGTAGACCCCTAACACACACCAAGATTAAGGATGTGATAGACCAGCCGTTGTTAACCGAGCAAAATCGCAAACTGTTCTCGGTGCCAACCACGCAGCCACTCACATTGCCACACCAAGACTTACCAATCCCGCCGTTTGTGATGGGTTTTTGGTTTTTTAGCAAAAAATCTCGCAGCTTGTACACCGCGTCAAGCAAAAACTTTGACTTTGTTAAGGAAAAGCTCAGAGACTATGGCTACAAGACAGTACATCGCTGCCTACACCGCACAGGCAAGCACGAATTTTACATAACACCGAGTATTGATTCGCACCTAGCACCCAATATTCCCAAACAGATACCAAACAACTACCTGCTTGCCTCGGCAGAACAGCGTATTGAGTTGCTCTCTGGCGTTATCATGGCAAAACACAGCCAGTACAACGAGGCAACAGACACGTTTAGGGTAACATCTCGCCATTTACCCACCGTGACACAGATTCAAGGCCTGGCGGAATCGCTTGGCTGCAAGACAAAGATACACCACAACGAACATCTTAAGAACTATACCTTAAGTTTTAAAACAAAACACGTATTGGTTCCATACCAGCGCTCAAAACCTGTAAAGGTTCATCATGCACGCAGGTATGTCACCAATATTTCCCCAATTCCTGCCCAATTGTGCGTTCATATTGAAACAACCGGGCAGGATAATACAATCCTTGTCGGAGAAGGATTTATCTCAACATGCTAACACCCCAACAAGAGCTCGAGCTCAAAAAATTTGCACAAGCCCGACCCCACTGGCCCAAAGCGCAGCTTGACGCGGCGCTATGGCGCATCAAATGGGCAATTCAAGCCCTCCCACACCAAAAAGAACCTGACGATGGAGAATATGACACCTTCCTTATGCTTGCCGGCCGTGGATCGGGTAAGACACACACTGCAAGCCATTGGATTGGCATTCGTGCTTGGATGTATGACAACACCCGCTGGCTCGTCACAGCCCCCACATCCAACGACATACGAGCGACTTGTTTCGAGGGAGATTCCGGACTCCTTAATATTATCCCACGTTCTCTCATCAGAGACTACAACAAGTCCCTCTTTGAAATTACACTCACTAACGGTTCCATTATCCAAGGCATCCCCGCCTCAGAGCCCGAGCGTTACCGGGGTAAACAATACCATGGTGCCTGGTTCGACGAGCTGTGCGCTTTTGACTACCTCGATGAAGCGTACGACGGCGTCCAGTTCACACTGCGTCTTAAAGACCCTAGAATTGCCCGTGTCCAACAAATCATCACAACAACGCCAAAACCAAAAGAACTTATCGTTGACCTTAACGAAGGAAAAATAGGAGGAGATGTCTATGTCGTCAATGCGTCCTCGTTCGACAACAGAGAAAACTTATCAGAAACTTTTTTCAAACAGCTTGAAACGTATGACGGCACTGACATTGGAAGACAAGAGATCTATGGTGAGATACTTGACCCAGAATCATCCGGTATCATCAAAAGAAAGATGTTCCGCCTGTGGCCAGCCAATAAGCCAACCCCAAACTTAGAATACGTTATTGCCAGTTACGACCCGGCAACCTCAGAGAAAACCATGAACGACCCAACGGCATGCACCGTGTGGGGTATCTTTGAAAGAGAAGACGCAGGCACCAGCGTGATCCTGCTAGACGCGTGGGATGCCCATTTGTCCTACCCAGAGCTGCGTCGTAAAGTTATCGAAGACTTTAAGGAAGTGGTGTACGGCGCGGATAATGACTTTGGTAAGGGACGCAAGGCTGATTTAATCCTGATGGAAGATAAATCCGCTGGTATCTCACTGATCCAAGAACTCCAGGGCGCCAACGTGCCCGTGCGTGGATACAACCCAGGACGTGCCGATAAGGTACAAAGACTTAACATCGTGGCCCCACTGGTTGCTAAGGGCAAAGTGTTTATCCCAGAGGATACTAAGATCAAAGGCGAGTTTGCCGAGTGGGCTAAACGTTTTTTGCGCCAGGTATGCTCGTTTCCAGAAGCAGGCGGCCATGATGACTACGTGGACTCCTTGTCCCAGGCATTACGTGTTTTGCGTGATTCCGGTTGGATTCAACTCGATCCGCTGCCTGCACGTGATTATGACTATGCAGATGACACTTATGGCAAGAAGTTCGTAAACCCCTATGCCCAATAGGGCGGATAGCCCCGTATTCTTGCATTATTATATTTAGAATGGAACTATTAAAAACTCCCCACCAAATGTTGCTAGAAGAGGCTGGACAGGTCCCGCAAACTTCTGACTTGCTTAACACGCCACAACAAATTTTAATGCAAGAGTCTGGTATTATGCCACATTTTGCACAAGGTGGTAGTTTGTCGCCACAAGACATGTTAGCGGCCATCATTGCCCATGGTCAAGAACCACAGCATTTTCAAAAAGGCGGTAGTTCTGAAAAAATGACGTTTAACATCGGCAAAAACATTGGTGACAGAGTAAATGCACTAACCGATGACGAGATCAGAGAATATTTAAAAAGAGCCGGTCATAAAATTACCGACTACAAAGTAGTACCCCCAAGACCTAACACAGAGTTTGGGCCTTTTGAACACACAGCAGTTGTGTCAACCAGAGGTAATCCACAAAACCTGTCGGACAAAACTTGGGCGATGTCACAAGCACTACAGCAACAAGCTATTCCGGTTCAAACACCAACACAAAAATTATTAGCTGGCCCTTCTGCACAAGACTGGGGCGGCGAATTTAGCCAACAACACTTTGTGCCGCAACATGGTGTACAAGCCGCTGGTAACAAAGCGTCTATGTTAGACAAAACCAGAGAGTTTGGAAACAAAGCATTCCTTGCAGCAAAGCACCCGATTGAAAGCGGTGTGATGGGCAAAGTGGGTTCTGTTGCCGGTAAAGGTTTAATGGGACTTGGTGGTTTAGGAATTGCTGCTGATGCAGCAGAAAACATACAACAAAATAACCCAGGTGGTGTTGCACTTAACGCACTAGACTTAAAAGCATTACTGTCACTAAACCCAGGCTGGGCTCTTGCATCCGGATTATTGTCCCCTTCACCACTTGGTAAAGGAACCTTGGACGAGTACAGACAAAAAGACGGGTTAGGACAATCCGTTAATAAATATTATAACCCTTAAAGTAAACAATGGCACAACCACAAATACCAATGCAAATGGGTCAAAACTTGCCCGGGCTTGATACTGAAGAAAATATTCAAGAAGCCAGAATGCAAGACGCCGAGATGGACGCTTACGAAGAAGCGCTCGGTCTTGAGCCAGATGAAGTTGAGGAAGAAGTTATTGAGCTAGAAGATGGCTCTGTTGTTGTTAACTTTACACCTAAAAAATCACCACAAGAAGCGCCAGAGTTTTATGCTAACTTGGCAGAAGAGTTTGACGAAGACATTCTTCAATCGTTAGCATCAGAGTATTTAGATTTAATTGACGTAGACCAACAATCACGCGAGCAACGTGACAAGCAATACGAAGAAGGTCTGCGCCGTACCGGCCTCGGCAAGGACGCGCCCGGAGGAGCCACGTTCGACGGAGCTTCCAAAGTCGTTCACCCCGTTATGGCAGAAGCATGCGTTGACTTTGCTGCTTCTTCCGCAAAAGAATTACTACCATCTGATGGAATTGTTAAATCAAACGTCAAGGGTGATTCAGATCGCATTAAAGAAGAAACCGCTGGACGCAAGGTGGACTTCCTTAATTGGCAGTTGTCTGAACAAGTTCCTGAGTATCGTGACGAGATGGAGCAGTTGCTCACTCAACTACCACTTGGTGGTTCACAGTTTCTCAAGTGGCGTTTTGATCCAGAACAAAAACGACCAACGTGTGAATGGGTGCCAATTGATAACATCCTTTTACCATACGCATCAACTAACTTCTACACAGCACAACGTGTAACCGAAGTACAAGACATTACAGAAGACACGTTTTTACAACGTGTTACCGCTGGTATATACCGCGACATTAATTCAACGTATTCATCTGACGCACCATTAACAGATCAAACACGCAGCCAAGAAGCTAACGATAAAATTGAGGGTAAACAAAACCCATCTAAAAACGTTGACGGCTTGCGTCGTGTTTATGAAATTACCTGCTTCTTGCGTTTAGAGGATGATCCCGAAACCAACGGCGCACGTGCACCATACATTTTAACAATCGACGAAACAACCAGCGATGTCATCGCACTGTATCGTAACTGGGAAGCTAATGATGAGAAGCTCGAGAAGCTCGACTGGTATGTCGAGTTTAAATTCATTCCTTGGCGTGGAGCTTACGCTATTGGACTACCTCATCTCATTGGTGGGCTTAGTGCTGCTCTTACCGGTGCTTTGCGTGCTCTTCTTGACGCTGCTCATATCAACAACAGCCAGACGCTTCTTAAGCTCAAAGGTGGACGAATTGGTGGGCAGTCAGACAGGATTGAACCAACACAAGTAGTAGAGATTGAAGGCGCACCTGGCGTTGACGATGTACGTAAGATCGCAATGCCAATGCCGTTTAATCAGCCGTCTTCCGTGCTGTTTAACTTGCTTGGTTGGCTAACAGACGCAGCAAAAGGTGTTGTTACCACTGCCGAAGAAAAGATTGCAGACACAAACGCCAACACACCAGTTGG